TCAACAATAAGAATACTACAAGGATCTTAATGAAAAATTTATACGGTTTTATTTTAATAAGTTTACTTATACTTCCACTACTGCTACAGCCTACAGCTTATCAAGTTTTAAAGATGAGAACATTTGATAGGCTTGTAGAGACACCAGAGGAGTCTGGTCACTTTGCAATACTAAACATTACAGCAGAAGATATAGACAGAGAAGGTGGGTATCCACTACCTCGCGCTAGACTAGCAGAGATAAACGACAGCTTACTGCGTAGAGGTGCTACAGGAGTAGGATGGGTTATGTCCTTTCCGCATCCAGACAGGCTTGAAGGAGATGAAGCCTTTGCTAAGTCTCTAAGCCACACATCTACAGTGTTAGCCCTGTTTGGTAACAACAGTGGAGAGTACCCCGAAACCGTAGGAACTGTTATACGTGGTGAGGGAGAGGGCGGTTACTTATCAAACGGTGTAGCTCAAAACATAGATATACTGAAGGACTCGGATTGGACTGAGCAGGGTATAGCAACAGCTCCTGTAGAGGTAGACAACTTAGTACGCAGAGTACCGCTACTATACAAGACTCCTGACGGTTGGCTGGCTTCTTTTGGTACACAGGTACTAAAGGTACTGGCAGATGCACAGACATATATAATAACAACTGGTCAGAATGGGTTAGAAGAAGTAACAGTACAGGGTATACCGCCTGTTAAAGTAGACTCGTTAGGTAGGAAATGGGTATCTTGGGTAAAGACTTACGAGGTTTCTTTGTTAGATGAGATGTACGATTCTTACGACATAGAAGGTAGGTTTGTTTTTGTAGGTGTTACAGCCGATGGAGTAATGCCACAGGTAGCAACGCCCATAGGACTTCTAGAACCTCAATACATTCAAGCAGCCCTAGCAGAGTCCATGTTGATAGAGAACAGTCCACATGTACCCAACTATGCATTGTTGCTAGAACTCCTCATATACATCACTACAGTGACTCTGGTGTGGATGTTAGTCAGTGGCTTAGGTGTGGTCGGAGGAGTGCTTTCTTTACTGATAATCTTTGGTGGTACGGCAGCAACAGAAATACTATTTGTTAAGAATGGGCTGCTAATCGACACAACTTGGGCACTAATTACCCAGATTTTGGCCTCTACGGTGGCCTACTTTTTAAATTACCGTACCCAACATAGGCTTAGGCAACAAATAAAGAAACAATTTGAGCATTATCTAGACCCTAGACAGGTTAAACAGCTACAAAAAGACCCAAGCTTGCTTAGATTAGGTGGAGAAAAGAGGTACGCTACCTTTTTATTTACGGATGTTAGAGGGTTTACGAGTATGTCCGAGACTTTACCGCCTGAAAAAGTAACTTATATTATGAACAAAGCTTTAACGGCACAGCAAACTGCGGTACAAAAGTATGGTGGGATGGTAGATAAGTATATTGGTGACGCTATGATGGCTATCTTTAATGCGCCACTCGACCAAGATAACCACGAATACAGAGCTATTAACTGTGCTAATCAAATACTAATTAATATGGAGTTGCTTAACGACAAACTTGAGAAAGAAGAACTACCCAAGATTGCTATAGGTATAGGCATAAACTCAGGAGAAGCTGTCATAGGTAATATGGGAAGTGATTCAAGGTTTGACTATACTGCTATAGGTGACGCTGTAAATACAGCAGCCCGTTTAGAATCTGCTACTAAAGAACAGCAGGTAGACATACTAATAGGTGAATCTACAGCAGGTAAAAGTAAATATAATTTAACAAGGATGAATGAAATTACAGTTAAAGGTAAGGAGCAACCACTTCAAGTTTTCACAACTGACTTAGAGGCATAATGAAATGGATGAGATTTTTAATTTTCAAACAGAGTCTCCAGAAGCAGCTACAATCAGAGTAAACACCGATGCCCTACAACATTTAGGCACGATGTTCTCTGAGATATACGGTTGTGCTGAGAGCAACAGAAAAGACGATGCTTTAAAAAAATTATTGATAGAGCAGATATGTAAACATTCTAACTTTGTTTTAAGCACATCAGAACAGATGGTGCTGAACAGACGGTTAGGTATTAAAGCAGTAAGTTAAAAGGAGATATTTACAATGACATGGGAAAAACCAACATACATAGATATGAGATATGGCTTTGAAGTTACGATGTACATAAACATACGCTAACGTAAGACCCCCAACTCTTTTTCTAGATGCGAGTGAAGCCCCTCTAGTTTGGGGTTTAGCTCGTTAATTATCTTTGATACTAAAGGCGAGTCATGCTCGTCAAATATATTATTGATTTCTTTTTCAGGAAGTTTTTTAAACTCCGTAACCAAGTTACCTTTTGAATCTATAAAAACTCTAAACGATATTATGTTTCCTTCTTTTTTATTCATACAAACTTCACCTTTTCTAAGTCACCTCGTAGCCCTGCCTTCATGTAAGAAGTAGAGCGACCCTCAAAAAAGTTCTGGTGTTCTACACCTAGCACATCATCAAGCCAAGTTAAAGGATTATCGTGTACATCATAGTTAGGTTTTAATCCTAGCTGTAGTAGTCTGCGGTCTGCAATGTATCTAATGTACTGCTGCATTTCTTCTTTAGTTAATCCTTCTATCTCTCCTACCTCAAACACCAAGTCTAAGAACCTATCCTCTAGGTCTACCATATCTCTACAAGCCTGATAAATTTCTTTCTTAAAGTCATCAGTCCAAAGGTTTATGTTTTCTTGTATAAACTCACGGAACAATTTTGTCATAGCCTCTACGTGTAAGGACTCATCCCGTATAGAGTATGTGATTATCTGACCCATACCCTTCATCTTTCCGAATCTTGGAAAGTTTAAAAGTATTATAAAGCTGCTAAATAACTGCAGCCCCTCGGTAAATCCACTGTACACAGCCAATGCTTTAGCAATACTTTCTTTATCTTTAACAGTAACCTTTATATTGTTTATGTATTCATGTTTGTCTGCCATAGCTTCGTACTCTGCAAATGCTTTGTACTCTGTCTCAGGCATACCTACCGTGTCTAACAGTAAGCTGTATGCATGTTGGTGTATGCTTTCCATGTTAGCAAAAGACCCCATCATCATACGAGCTTCTGGTTTTTTAAAGATACGCATGTACTTATCTACATAGCCCGACCCTACATCTACATCCGACTGAGTAAACAATCTAAATATCTGTGTAAGTAAGCTGCGTTCTGTGTCGTTAAGGTCTTGCCAATCTTTAACGTCATTGTGTAGTGGTACATCCTCTGGAAACCAGTGCATCTGATTCTGTTGTACGTAGTAGTCAAACATCCAAGGATGGTCAAAAGGTTTGTAGTAATCTCTAGTATTAAGTAAGCTCATTGTTATCCCTCACACGCTAGACATTCGACATTCTCTAAGTCTATGCGTGGTATTTTTATGTTTACATTTTCTGCATTTCTTGCAGCGTCAGACCGCAAGTAGTACAGAGACTTTAAGTTTTTAGCTCCTGCCCAATGAACATCATTGACATACTGTAAGAAAGCATCGTGTACTTCCTGTGGCTCAGTAGCTTTAGGTGGAGCAAAGAATAAGTTTACGCTTTGGCTTTGACATATATAGTTTTGTCTGTGGTGTGCGTGTTCTATTATCCATATTTGATTTATTTCTGGTGCAGTTTTAAAGACTTCTTTTTCTTCATCAGTTAAAAAGTCTAGGTGCTGCACTGACCCCTCATTTGCTGATATATCCTTCCATACTTTATCTGTATTTTTATTTTTACTTTCTAAAAGTTTCTCAAGATATTTATTTTGTACGCGGTAAGATCCTGTTAGCGTTTTGTGAGTATACACATTAGCCCTTGAAGGCTCAATACTAGGGCTTGTACCATTACATATAATGGAACTAGAAGCGTTAGGAGCAACAGCCAAGAGATGAGCATTACGTAATCCGCTACCAGCCATATCAGGTGCTTCGCCCCTTTCTTCAGCAAGTCTTTTACTTGCGTCAACTGCTTTAGTTTTGATAAGGTTAAACGCTCTGTTGTTAAACGAACTCGCGTACATACCCTCAAAAGGGATTCCTTTGCTTTGGAGGTAACTATGGAAACCCATCGCTCCCAGCCCGATACTCCTCTCTCGATAAGCCGAGTAAGTTGATTTTTTATATCCATTCATTCCCTCCTTAATATGATTTTTAAATCTGTCTGCGTTAGCTCTGTATGTTCCTAGCTCGTCTGTGTCTACTGCGTTCTCAATGAAATGTTCTATTACATTATCAAGCATAGTAACAAGGTCATCAATAAACAAACTGTCGGTAGACCACTCATCAAACTTCTCTAGGTTAACACTAGACAAACAACAAACTGCTGTGCGTTCTTCGTTAGTAGGTAAAGTAATTTCTGAGCATAGGTTACTCTGGCGTATCTCTAAGCCTAAGTCTTTCTGTTCTTTGGGTAGTGCGTCATTGCAGTTATCTAGATTAACTATGTATGGCTCACCTGTCTCAGAGCGTGTATGTATTATCTGCCACCACAAGTCTCTAGCACTTACATTTTTTACGGCTGTCTTGGTTTTTGGATCAATCAATCTCCAAGATAAATCATCTCGTACCGCATCTAAAAACTCATTGGTTATGTTTACTGCGTTGTGTAGGTTCAAGCACTTACGGTTTAAGTCGCCTCCTGTAGTCTTACGCATGGCTATAAACTCTTCAATCTCAGGATGGCTTACATCCATGTAGGCTGCGTAGCTGCCACGCCTTGTAACGCCTTGATTAAAGGCAAGCATCTGTGAATCTACGACATGCATAAAAGGGATAGAGCCAGTAGATTTGCTACCGTTAGTAGTGCTAGTACCGTTACTCCGAACAGCACCCCAATATCCACCGACACCTCCACCTGCTGATGCCAGCCATATATTCTCATCATAGTGATCAGATAAACCATGACGGGAATCAGGGACAAAATTAAGAAAACAGCTAATGGGGAGACCGCGAGAGGTTCCCCCGTTACTAAGTATAGGGGTACTAAACATAAACCAGCAAGAACTTGCGTAGTTATAAAGTCTTTGTGCAAGACCGTAATCAGTGTGTCCTTTGTACGTTGACCCAAATATTGCAGCCCTAGCAAAAGCTTGTTGAGCATGTTCTTCTTCCTCCCAATAGTATCTATCTTTTAATGTGTCTAATGAAAATTGACTAAGCTCTTTTTCTTTATCATAATTTATCTGTATCCCAAGATACTCTTGAGTTTTCAAAGTCATTCGTGTATTCCTTTTTTTCTTTCTTGTATCGTTTAGATTTCTGTTTAGTTTTTGATTGTTTATTTTTATTAAACTTAGCGGTTCGCTCAGCTTTTCTTTCCATCGTCATTTGATTTCTCCGTCAACTCAGGATTGTCTATAACAAATTGTTTAGCTTTAGTGTCATACCATTCTGCTTTATTTAAATCTTCTAAGGGATTACTTTTATATCTAAAACGCCAGCGATATTTAAAGCCATTGCCCCTAAGATACCCAAGGTATTCTTCTTTAGTTAGCATAGCTTCGATAGCTTCGATACACTCAACTTTGCCTTTATTATAATGAATAGGATTGTTTACTACATCTTCCATATCTTTTTCTAATATAGCCTCTATTTGTTTAAATCTCGACATTGATTGCTTCCTTACTTGCTTCTTCTGTTGCACGTTTTCTTAATAAAAATTCTTCTGTTTCTCTTGCCTTCATGTTAACCCACTTATCAGGTAGGGTATCTTCTGAGTACCAAGTAAATCCATTAACACTAGCCCACTCTCCGTGGCTGCGTTTAGTTCCATCCTTTCTTACTTTAGCATTAGGCATTGGTGCGGAGGGGTTAGCAAATAAAAATACTAACTCGGTATTCTTGGGTAGGTTTTCACGTATCCATATGTACTTAGAGTACTCAGCGTGATCCCAAAATCTACCTTTAGATTCTAACAGAATTGTCTTGTTTTGTAAAGTCCTTCTGAAGTCTGGTTCGTAGGTGTGTTTAACAGTGTACTCTACTTTTTCTGAGTGATGCTCCCATTCTTTGAGTAAGGTATCGTGTAGTATAAACTCCCATATACTATCATACCCATCTATTTTTATATGCTTAGGTCTTTTCTTACGTGGTTTTCTTTTCAATGTATCTCCTTTCTGTGGCTGTCTATTCCTTTATCTATTGCTTGTTTAAGAAATATTAATTCTTCAAGTTCTAAATCACCACCACGTAGCTGTAACGTGCAAGCCATAATAATTAGAAGCTGTTCAACTGACGGTTCGTGCTTGTCTTTTTCAGCATCCATTCTAAATCTCCAATAGTTATACTGTCTAAGTCTACGCCCTTACGAATTAATTTTTTTATGTTTTGTCTAGCCCATCGGCAAGTATAAAATGATAAGTAGTTTGTGCCTCTAGCTAATATGTATTCTTCTTTAGGAAGTAAAGACTTATAGTTTTGTTTAGTAACTTGGTCTTGCTCCTCGTCACTTAACAAACTTTTAACCCACTCAATTAATAAGCTGTCTACTTTATTATCAATTTGTTTTAATATTTTCTTTCTCATAATACTATTTCTTCTACTCTAGGTAGCGACCTAACATCAGTAAGATACTCTACACCTTTTGCATACTTAAACATACGCAATCCTTTACCATTATTAGTGTCGCTGTGACATTCTAATTTATGATGGCAGTACACGCAACCCATAGGAAGTTTCATATTACCTTTAGTACCTGCTGGTATAGGTTGATAACACTTGTCAGGCATCTGCTGTATACTAAACATCTCTATTAAATTATCTATTCTATCTTCTACATTAGGTTTGTCTAGTTCTTCTGGCTGGTAC